GCCATCGAGATACGCGAAAAGCTGCACGGCGTGCGCAGGGCACTTCGCGACCAGCTAGTAGAGATGGAGTCTGACCCAGGATGAGCGCACCCAACGCCACATCGCTTTGCGAGCGCTGCGGCGAGCGCCTGGGCACGCACATGCGCTCCGGCGAAGAGATAGCGCCCACGGATCGCGGAGACGAGCGCCGCGCCACCGAAGAGTGGGTATGCGACGACTGCGACGACGAGGCGCGAATCTAAATGGAACTTGGCTCCAAACCCGGCAGGGCACTAAGGCCAGACGCGCAAGCTTTCGACGAAGTCAGAATCACCACTGTGCCTCGATATAAACGTAGCGGCCTGAGTGGCGATGAATGGCGCATATCGGCCAAGATTGAACTCCTCCGCAAGGGCCGTGTAATCGTTGAAGAATACGCAGGCACAGTTCAGGCAGCAACAGCAATGCTTCCCGGCCTGTTCTTGAAGGCCATAGATGATGGCCGCGCCTGGTTTGCCGGAGAAGGAGATTTCTGCGATCAGGAAGGTTGTTCGGAACCCGCTACCGTCACCTATCGTTTGCGCAAATCATATTGCATGGAAGGCCACCCTAGCGATCCGTTATCCCCATTATTCAGGCGCTTCTGTCAACGCCACGCGAAGCGCGGTGACTGCGGCCTCGAAGATGCTGACGCCAACTATGAATCGGTCGAAGCCGCTGTGACTCATCAGTAGCAAGAGTTACTCCTGTGCCCAACAATTCCCCCAAACCTTCCCGCAAAGGTCGCCTCTCCAAGCAACGTACCAAACTCATCAAAGCTCTCGCTAAAGGCAACACGTTGTCAGAAGCATCTCGCATTGCTAACTACTCTCACCCCAACGCCGCTTTCTATGCCTACAAAACGATTCGAGAGCGTATCCCCCTTTTGATTGAACAACAAATGCCACTTGGCAGGCTCATTGGAAAGCTGGTTGAGAAGACAAAAGCGAAAGAGACCCGCTTCTTCGCGCACGAAGGTATAGTGATGGACGAGCGTAAGGTTGAGGCCCATGCAATCCAGCTTGACGCAACAGAAAAGCTCCTCAGACTCTACGACGCATACCCGCGAACAGAAGTACAGAATTCAAACAACCATCCCGGCATTAGCCTCAATATGGTGGTCTCTGAAGCCGCGCTCGCGGGAGATGTTATGGAAAGACTTGCCCTCGCCAGCCAAGAGCGCAGTGTCGAGCCTGCACTGGATGTGGTACGACACGAAGACCAGGGACGATCAGAATCCGGAGCATCCGTACAAACCCTTCCCAAGGCGTGAATACTTTCAAAGGCTGCACGAGCTAGCGGAGCGCGAATCCATTCTGTTCATCGAGAAGTCGCGCACCATGATGATGTCCTGGTGGGCGGTCGCGGAGGACATGCACTACGTGATGACCCATCCGCCGGCCACGGTAATTTTCTGGGCGCAAGACCAGGACAGAAGCGTAGTGCTGCGCGATTACGCCTGGGTGTTGTGGGAGAACTCGCATCCAGCAATCAAGGAATCGTTTCCTGTGCTGCGGCCGCGGGAGCGGCAAGCATTCAACGAGCTAGAATTCAAGAGCGGCGCAAAGTGTTTAGCGCTGCCTGGGAAAGATCCGGACAAGATCCGCTCGCTGCATCCGACGCGGTTGATAATGGATGAAGCGTGTTTCATCGAGAACGGCGGAGAAGCGTTCGACGTGGCGATCAGCAGCAAAGTTCCGAAGGTTAAGGTCATCAGCAGCGCGGCTCCGGGCTGGTTCAGGATGCTGACGAAGCCAGCCATACCAGACCACCAGGGCGATTCAAACAATGCGCCAGCGGGCTTCTAATGCGTAAGTTTTGGGGGAGAAATGAGCGGGACGGCCTAAGAGGCTGGCTCCGGCCGTCCCTAACTCTGTGGCGCAGTCTGCACCGTTAAGAGTAGCACACGTAGCAACAAAGCCGAGAATGTAGCAACAAAATATGGCACAATCTGTAGCAACAAACACATGGAACGTAGCTACATGTTGCGCATTCGATTAAGCGAGAAAGAGAAGCGGGAACTCGACGAGAAGCGCGGCGAGGTTCCGATGAGCGCGTATGTGCGGAGTTTCATATTTGGAGGCAGGATCATCGAGGAAGAATCGATGCCCCCGGTCCGGCGGGACCAGAAGCTAGCTAAGGCTCGAAGCAACGAGTCGGGGGCCACACCCATTAAGGCGACTGCGGCGCCGTCAAAGGAATGGAAGCCGCTAGAGAAGTTCGACTGGTGGTGTTACGAGTGCAGCAAGGCGAAGAACAACTGCGTCCACGGGAGGGGGAAATGATCAGCGAGGAGATGTTGAAGTACTGGGCAGAGAATTACCCCATGAAGCCGGAGAATCCGCTGCGGCACATGACGGACGAACAGATCCGGGCATACATCCGGGAGAAGCGGGAGGAGTGGGAGCGGAAGCGAGCGGAGAAGTGATGACGGCGAGCGACTGGTGGTGGTTGGCGTTCATCGTGGTGCTGGCGGTGGGGATTTTGGTGTTGGTGTGGAAGGGTCGAGGATGACGAAGTGCTGGCACTGCGACGGCTCGGGAGTGTGCGACTGCGCGGCTTGCGGCGGGGGCGCGTGCGTATCGTGCCGCGGCGGCGGCGAGAAGAGCGCCAGCGAAGTCAGCCAGGAAGCGCGGAAGCTATCAGCGCAGCGGCAGGAGACGAGTCAACTTGGTGCACAGGAATACATCGACAGCGGCGCGTACGAGACCCACAAAGAGATGGTGCGAGCGGCAGGGCAGAGGTATCCGGGTCATTCAGCGCGAGAGATTTCAGACGCGAGTGGGATTGAGTACGAGACAGTGAAGCGGCGATTGTCGGACCTGTGGCGGGACGGGGAGTTTGACAAGGTTATCGGGCACGACGAGAGTGGGCGGAAGAAGTTGCTGTGGGTGCCGATAGCGGCCAGCGATCCTCGGTACAGGGTGGCGCGAGAGCCCGAGATATGCCCGAGGTGTCACCAAGTGATACCGGAGGAAGCGGACGAAGGGGAGAGCGGAGCCGCAAGCGAGCCAGTTCCGGTTCCGGTTGCTCCGGCTGGTCCTGCCGTACCGCAGATGAGATTGTTTTGACCTCCGGGCCACAGGTGCGGTGAGGTTCCTGCAAACCGCGTTGAAAAAGCCGCACCTGAACCCGGACAGGAGAAGAGTGAGATGTTGCCAGCGCAGGCAGCGGCATTACTTGCAATCGTTCTGTTGGCGGCGGCGCTGTGTCTACTGAACAAGGATTGAAGAGAGTGCGGGGAGTAAGCATAAGGCGGATACCGGCAGGGCATCCAGGGGCAGGGATAGCGGTGGTGCGGGTGCACTATTCAGCCGACCCGACGATGGACGAAGGACGCATCGAGGTGCTGCGAAGCAAGTACACGAGCGATGCGCGGTGGCGGCGAGAGATGGAGATAGAGTACGAAGCGCTGGAAGGGCAGTTGCTTTACGGGGAGTTCAACCGGGAGAAGAACGTGGTGAGCGCGTTCGACGTAAGCGACCGGGAGAAGTGGACAATCTATATGGGGCTAGATCCACATCCGAGGACGGCGCACGCGATGGTGTGGGAAGCGTTCAACGGGAGAGGGGACAGGGCAGTGTGCGGGGAGTTGTGGCCGGAGTTTGGGACCAGGTACGGGCCGACGGACGGGATCAGGTGGAAGACGAGCGATTATGCGGAGGCGATACAGTTGTTCGAGTCGGACTCAGAAAGCAAGCCAGAACCGTTTGAGTGGGCGCGAGGGAAGAGGCTGAGCGTGCGAAGGCGGTTCATGGACACGTACGGAAGGGCGAGCAATTCAGACGAAGGGGAAGATTACTTCGAGACGTATAGGAATTTGGGAGTGAAGCTGACCAAAAAGGCAATCGTGGCGGGGAAGAGTACAGAGGAAGTGAATCTGCATTTTGAGACAGCGCTGAAGGGGGAGGACAATTTGTCGAAGGCGTACGACGGGATAGCGAGGGCGCTGATGAGCAGGAAGTACGCGGACGGGGAGACAGCGCCTCCGGCGATGGTGGTGTTTCGGGAGTGCATAGAGACGATCGACGAGTTTGAGAACGTGCGGTTCCCGGAGGAAGAGGCAGAAACGTTGAGGGACGAGAAGCCGGTAACGTATCGGAAGCACTGCCTGGATTGTCTGGCGTACATCGAGACCGCGAGGCCGGGATTCGCGATGCCGCGGCGAGAAGTAAAGAGCGAGATGCCGCAAGAGTTGGTGGCGCGGTGAGGGTGGTTGTTTTGCTGATTTTGCTGGGCGGGTGCGCACCGCACTACGACGGACCTCGACCCGTGCTGATGCCGCCAGACAAGTATCGGGAGAACTCGCACTGGGAGTGCCCGGCAGGATATACGACTCGTTATTATTATTATGCTTTCACGGATCGCAAAGTCGTCTACTGTGTTTCGAAGGCAGGGGAAGTAAAAAGGGAAGAGCAGGACCAGCGGAGTTTCGAGCCCAAGCCGTGAGTTTTGTACGCAAGTTTGTCGAGGAGATGAAGCGATGGCTGGAGTGGGAATTGTCGCAGTTGTTTCCGGTGCGGCTGCCGAGGCTGGAGCGGAAGGACGTCAAGGAGCCGGAAGCGGAGAAGAGGTAAAGTACTGCCAGCCGCACCTGGAGCGGGAGAAGCGGCAAGTGGAAGCGTACAAGGTGGTGGCCGGAACTCCGATGTGCGAAGCGTGCTACCACGGGACGCCGCTGGGGAGAGGGATCATCAGCGAAGAGGCGGAAGAGCGGGCGGAGCGGGCGCAGCAGAGGCGGAGCAAGAACGTGCAGCAAGCGATAGCGCGGTGGGAGCGGATTCATCGCTGCGCTTGACAAGCGCTTTACCATAATTGCCAGGGGGAATAGCCGATAGCGGACGACCACACTACCTCGCAGGCTGGGAACGATCCGAACAAGCTGGTTGAGGAGATCATCGAGCAGCGGCGAGCGTCCTTGCGGTACTTCAACACCAATTTCTACGCTGACTTCGCGGAAGTGTATCGCAACATCCACGCACGGTCGAAGCCGATTTATCTGAAAGGGCACGAAGGGGACGAGAATTTCATCGATGACAGCCGGACGAATGTGTGCGTGCCCGACCACTTTGTGATGCTGCGGCGAGGGACGGCGCGGCTGACCAGGAACCCGCCGAATCTTAGGGTGCGGGGAGGTCCGGATTCCGATATGGGGCAGGCGGCGCGGGATAAGGTGTCCGCGCATTTGATGTTCCAGTGGGACCGGGCAGAGAAGCAAAGGGCATTCAAGAGAATCGTGTCCATGGCCTATGGGCTGGGGTGGGCGGTGGGCAGTGTTTATTACGACGAAGTGCCCATCGTGAGGAGGTTGCGGAAGCTGACTACCACCTTGGCGCCGGGAGATTTCAAGAAGCTGGAGAATTCGAATGACCCGGACATTCAGCGAGTGATGCAGCAATTCGGGCCGCGGCTGCGGGACGAGACGCCGTTTTCAACCGCAGAGTACACCATGATGATGCAGGAGCTCGGGGACGAAGTGTCGCTAGACCAGTCGACTGTGAAGTATCGCGGGGCGGTGCTGGCCGCACCGTTCATCGGGGACGTTTATCCCGAGCCAGGGTTTCCCTCCATGCACGAGTCAGGGTATGTGGTGGAGAACGCGCAGCGGGACGCGGACTGGCTGAAGTACTGGACAAAGATCAAGTCGATAGACCCCAGGGACGGGACAACCACTTTCGCGATTTCCGAGGAAGCGGCGCAGAAGTGCTTGGACAAGGCCGGCTCGCGCCAATTCATCGACCAGAAAGAGATGACGCTCAGGAGGCTGATGCGCGACGAGATCGAGATCGCCGATCCGGTTACCTCGGGGAAGCCCATCAGGGCGCCGCGGAAGAGGGTGCTGATAGATTCGCGGCACACCATTGTGGACGGGCACCTGGCGATAGACTTTGTGGGCGAGGAGGAAGTGTATCTGGGGCGGCTGTGGTATCCCTGGGAGACTTACGGGAAGTACACCTACGCGGAGATGGTGCTGATACCAGACTGGCTGGGAAGTTTTGGGCAAAGCACGCTGATGGTCAGCCAGTTCTTGCTGAAGCTGCGCAACGTGCGGCTGAACCAGATAACGGATTTCGTAAACAACAAGCTGCTGCCGCTGCTGAAGATTCGCGGATCGGCAGAAGTTACCAAGTACGATTTGGTGCGTACCGGGTTTGCCAGGGCACTGTTTTTGGACAACATGGGTGACGTTGAGCCCATGGCTGATCCGGTATTCCCTGCCGAGGCTTGGCAAGACACCGCACAACTGCAACAGCAGATGCAGCAAGTAGACCCAACGACAGTGGACTTCTCGCCAGGAACAAGCGAAGTGTCGACAGTGGGGAAGTTCGCGACTACGGCCAAGCTGGCCGATAAGGTAGCCGACAGCGTAACGGCAGATACGCTTGACCAGGTGGGCATGTTCATCAGGGATGTGGTCGAGCTTGAGTTGGCAATGAATCAACAGGCCATGAACGAGCCCGACAACGTGCACAAGACGTATTTTCAGAGGATCGAGGCAGAAAGCATCAAGAACTGGAAAGCGGATGCCCGGCTGATGAAGGTCACGCCCTGGGACTACCAAGAGATTTACGAGATATTGCCGGAGCAAGGGTCGACGCTGGCCGCAGACGACGATTTCAGGGTAGCGGGGCTGCAAAATCTGGTGCTGCTGGGGGAGCGGCATCCAGACATCGTAAACATGCGAGCGGTGATTACGGCGCTGGTCAGGGCCATGCCGGGAGTGAATGCCGAGGACGTGATATTGCCGCCCCCTCCGCCGACTCCGCCTGTGCCTCCAGTAAAAATGAACATTTCGCTGGCAATCAAGTGGGAGCAGTTGCCTGCCGACGTGCAGGCCGCTATTCTCCAGCACGAGGGCTTGCCCACCGATTTGACGCACGTAGAAGGTGTCGGCAAGCTAATCGGACATATCAGCAAGGCTTCCGACGATGCTTCTAACCTGGAGG